GCTGCCAAGTCTTTGTTCTCTTAATATCCTTAGCTATTTCAACTTCTTTTTCGTTTAAAGAAGCCAATCGGCGATCAGCCTTGAGCATTAGTTCGCTCTGTTTAATCACTCTCTTTACTTGAGCCTCGCTCTTATTTAATAGAGTAGCAATTTCTGTAACGCCCATGGTTTTGGACAAGTTAAGAATTTGCTCCTTGTCATCACTCGTTACTGTCGTCTTCCTCGCCATTAGTTCTCCACTCCGAAAGAATGTCTTTTATATAAATTTCTAATTGTTTTTTCTTGGCCTTACTTATAGAAACACCCGCCCTCAGTTGTAAATATACCTGTCTTAATTCTACTGGAAGTTTTTCGTCTATTAATTCTAACATTTCTTGAGTGGCGACATCATTAATAATATCGGAATCTCTTTCTATACTTTTGTCGCTAACGCTTGTGATATCACATGGTCGCATTAAGTTTTGCTTAGAGGAATTTCTTTTTTTCCAAGCTTTATATTTATCGCAGTACTCGCCATTTCCATGATCGCCCTCTTCATGACAAATTTTACAGGGCGGATCTGAGCGGTGAAATTTATCTCTTTTAAAATTAATCAGTCTGTTTTTTATATGTGAGTACAAGAAATTTTCTAGGGGGCGTTTGTTGTCGTAACGAGCCATAGCCTCCAAGCCAAATATTCTGGCTTCTTGCCTAATGTCATTTATATCGAAATAACCAAAGGAAAACCCTTGGCCTAAAATTGAAACTATCTTGTCTATTATTGTAATTACTTCATCTACATCAAATTTTTTAGTTTTCAGTTTTAATGTTTTCTTCGATGATTTTTTCGGCATCTTTTGGATCTGTTTCTGTTAGTTCGGCCTTTGTTTTTTCTGCCAGATCTTCTTGTGCTTTCGTACTTAATACAGTTATAATATTTTCATCTGTCATTAAAACCTCCTGAGATGTAATATGGCTAGAGTCAGTTGGACGGAATCAATGTTGAAATTCGTAAGAGAAAATCATCATAGCATGACTGACAATCAACTTGCTCTTGCTTTATCTTCTATTATAGGCGTTCGTGTGTCAAGTCATAGCGTCAGAAACATTAGAGAAGAAAAGGGTTATACAAAATGGAAAAGGTCTTCAACCAAAGATCACCCCACATCGTAGTAGTTGACAACTTCTACAAAGATCCAGACTCTATAGTTCGTTTAGCAGAAGAACAGGAGTATCAGCCACAGAGCAAATACTACAAGGGCGTTAGAACGGCGGAACGCTTTTTATTTCCATATGTAAGAGAAGAGTTTCAAAGACTTCTCAATTTGGAAATTACAGATTGGTTAAACCAGCCAATGAATGGCATTTTCCAGAAGACTAGTAAGGATGACCCTCTAGTGTGGCATAGTGATAGTCAAGACTATGCAGCTGCTATTTATCTAACTAAAGATGCTCCTGTAACTATGGGAACATCATTTTGGCAAGATACAAAGTTTGGGTGTAGAAGACCGCCTAGCCATCCACTTGAGAATAAGTCCGTTCAAGAGAGTGAAATCTACACAGAGTACAATCTTTTGCATAAAGACAATTGGCAGTTAGTTGATAAAGTAGGGGCGGTTTATAATCGACTAGCTCTTTGGGATGCAAAATTAATACATTCAGCTAGTGAGTATGGTTCAATGGATCGTTTAGTACAACTTTTCTTCTTTAGCGTCAAAAGATAGGGCGAACTATGAGAGCCTTTTGGCAATTCTGGGGAAGTTATTTTAGCAAAGAACAATGTGATGAGATTATTAACAAGGCGTTAACTATTCCGTCTATACAAGCAAGTACTTATGGGGCGGTTTCCGACCTCCGAAGTTCAAGAGTCAGGTGGATACATAGGGGCGATTTGAGTTGGAATTGGATGTTTACGCATATAGAGAACATATTTAGAAGGGCGAATGGAGCTTTTGGGTTTGATCTTAACTATTTTCACGAAATCCAGTTCACAGAATACGATTCAGCCTATGGTGGCCACTACGGTTGGCATGAAGACCTATTATGGGTTCCCAGAAACGATTCAGCAATTCAGCGTAAGCTCTCAATAGTCATACAGTTATCAGATCCAGCTGAATATACAGGGGGCGATCTTCAGTTTGATATGGCAGAAGAAAAGCCTGACGCTAATCATTTAAAGTTTCAAGGATCTGCTATTGTATTCCCTTCTTTTGTTAAGCATCGAGTAACACCTGTCGAAACTGGTCGTAGATACAGCCTTGTAACTTGGTACGAAGGACCGCCTTTCCGTTAAGGGGCAACCGAGGAAGTTTAGGTAGTACATTTTGTTGTGTGGGTGGGGATTATGTTTGAACCGCCCACCCCCCCGGGGCCGGGCCGGGTCGGTAAGCTGGGCAAGATAAATACCCTAGGCAAGCCGTCGCCGTAAAGCCTTATACAATAAGCACTTAAGAAAAATAAAAAAAACAAAAAAATTTTTATCGCCATAACCCCTTACGCCATAACAACTTAAAATTATTTTAAAAATATTTTATAAAAAAAGTATTTTTGCTATTGTTTTTTATTTTATTGGACGATATACTAATTACATAAGCAATGCACTTCGCAATGCTAACAGTAGTGAAAAGGAATTAGAATTATGACCACTTCAATCGACTATGCAAAGATTACTGAAAAGCTTGTTTCCGCACTTGGCAAGAAAATACGCAACTATGCGGACTGCCAAGACATAGCTCAAAATATCCTAGTGTATGCTTTGCAAAGTTATAACCCTGCTATGGGATCGGCTTTTGAAACGCACTGCTTTACTGTTATGCGTGGCAAGTCCATTGATTTCCTGAGAAGTAAATCCCGCAAGGGTAATCTGGTAAGCTGGGATATCCTTGAAGCTAATGACAATAATTCAGAAAAAACACTAGCACAAGGTATAGAAATTGCCGAAAAAACCTCCAAGTATAACCTATTGGAGATTGCAGAAGAATACTGCAACGAACAAGAATATTTTATCATCCAACGCAAGCTTGAAGGCTTCGATGGATATGAAATAGCCAATATGCTAGGGGTTAGCCCAGGATATGTTAGTCAACAATTGTCAAGAGCAATAGAGAAAATGAAGGGGGGGTTCTAGGCCGAAATCGCCGATAGGCGATCTATCCGTTAGGCGGGTACTGATGAGGCCAGGAGTCCTTAATAGAAAAGGGAATTGACTATGTTGGAAAGTACTGAGAATGTAGCAACCATGGAATGCACAACTTGCGGGTTGACCATATCGGTAGAACGGTTGACCATGCGGGTCATATCTGAGAATGAAGTGCACCCCACATGCTGTATGTGCATGAGGGAATTGGAAGAATCTGAAACCCCATTGGGGGTTTAATCTAAAGGGTTTTAACCTAACCTGCCAGTCTTACCCAACCTGGCCGGACCAGCCTCGGTACGCACATAGGTAATTGTATTACTTGTACTATGCCCGCAAAAATTGGATATCTTTATCTTATTATCCAAATATCTTTTTAAAAATATTTTATTTTTATTGTAAATAAATCTGCAAGCGTAGCGAATAAGATTATATAAGAGAGAAGGGAATAAACAAAAGGAGAATAAAATGGAAATTACTTGCTTGTGCGGAATTGATAATGAGGGAAATATAAACGATGGAATTATCTGCCATATGTGCGAAGGTCAACTGGCAGGGATGATAGAAAAATGGAATATCGAACAAGCCCTAATGGAAGAATATGAAAATAATTTAGAAAAGTTCTAAATATTTTCTGGTACAGGACGAATAAGTATAAAAGGAGATAAAGATGAACGATTTTGATTTTTGTGATTCTTATGACTACTCAGCATATGTAGAAGCCTTTGAGCAAGGCGTGGATGATGTGGATTTCCCCGATGATATAGGGGAAGACATGTCCGAATATGAGGGGGATCTAACCCCAGGCGAAGGGGATTATTCGGATATCTTCGACCCAGGTGATGAGATAGTCGATGATGATGGTGATTATTCGGATTGCGAATAACGCCAAGGTTTCCCAGTATATCCATAAAACTGGGGGGCAAATAGTCAACTATATTTTTACAGAAAGGAAACGACTATGTTTACGATTACTGCCGGATGTTTTAATCAGCCATGTGACCTCCAAGAGCAAATTGGGAAGTCTATTGTTATAGCTGACTACGCAAGCCCTGATGAGGCTGGCAAACAAGTTGCCAAACGAATAGGTAAAATAGTAGCGTTTAGGCGGTTTTGGCCTAAATATGTAGAGAAGGATGGTAAATGCAGAATGACTAACCTGATAACGGTTGAATATCAAAGCGATAATCATTATGCAGAGAAAACCATCTCTTCCTATCATCTAGGTAAGATTAGATCTGGGGTTATCTTGCCAGTATAAACAAAAAAGTTTTTCCTGTTTTTTCCTAAATAAAAGCAGGGGGCAAGCGAATAAGAGTATATAACGCTAGGGCACTTGCTGATACAAGAGGGCCACTTCCTTGGTGAAAATGGGCTTATCAGAGTCTAAGTAACCTTAAGAGGATGGGATAGTTCGAGACTATCTGGCGTAACCATATAATGATAGGTATGTTTGGTGTTTAGGTGCAATCCTCCGTGAGATACGGCAAAACGAAAAACACCGTTTTTAAACCTGTTAGTGGGGATGTCTTATCCCTGCTAACCCTACCGAAATTGGATATCTTTATCTAATTATATTCTTTTAAAATTTTTTTATTTTGTTGTAAATAATTTTACCCTGCCAGCGAATAAGATTATATAAGCTTGGTGGTAATGCTTAAACCATCTATGCGAATGAGTATAGAATGAGGGGAGCCTGGACTATAATTGGATAATCTTATCTTATTATATTATTTAAAATAATTTTATTTTTTTTGTAAATAAATCATAAGCACTAGCGAATAAGTATATATAAGAGATAACGATAACAACAAAAGGAGATTAAAATGAGCAACTACAATCCATTCGTTTGCAATTTTGAAAGAGAAGTTGAGATTGCAAAAGGGATGAGTAATCAAGGTTTAATTTCGGCAATCGCCGAATGTCTAGAATGTATTTCAATAGGCTGTAATACAGATAAATATGTGGATCAAGCCAAAGTGTATAGGCAAGAGTTGGCCAAAAGGGTAAGATAAAATAATTTTTTTATAAATATTTTAATCTTACAAGCGAATAAGTTAGTATAAAGGAGAATGATATGAAAATGGAATTGAATACTGTTGAGATTAATACTTCTAAGACTCAGAAGATGCCATGGGAAAGTTGGGATTTACCAGCTTGGATGTGCAAGACTGGTGCTAAGTTAGTAAAGGTAAAGGGTTCTATATGTGAAGGATGCTATGCATTAAAAGGACGATACATATTTGGAACGGTGAAGAATGCAAACTTAAAAAGATTTGATCAAATAAAAGATATAAATAACTTGGAAGATTGGAAAAATTCTTTCATAAGCTTATTCAAGTCTAAGCTAAAAAGACTTTCAGCAGAAAAAAGGTTTTTCAGATGGTTTACTAGTGGGGATTTGCAATCCGTAGATATGTTAGTAGCAATTGTAAATATTGCAAAAGCTATTCCAGAAATTCAATTCTGGTTGCCAACAAAAGAACATGGCATAATAAGGGAATACCAAGCCATACATGGTGAATTCCCTGCAAATCTTAATGTTCGTGTTTCAATGTTCATGGTCAATCAGGAACCAAGTAAGGGCTTAGGTTTACCTACCAGTACAGTAGTTAATTCCCCTGATGATATGAATGATAAACATCAGAACTTGTGCCCTGCTAGTCTTGAACAATTCAACGGCAAAGCCGAGGTTAATTGTGGAGATTGCAGGAAATGCTGGGATAAGAATGTAGATAATGTGGCATACATATACCACTAAGAATTCTGGAAATAATTTTCTTTGGGAAACGAATAAGTAAGTAAGAGGTCAATATGTTTAAGTTAAGATTTCACTTGGCGAACGGTCCACATAAATATAAGTGGCAACTAAAAGATAGTGAAGGAAATGTTACCTATGTAGATCCTGAAAGTGTTAACTTCACAATGAAAAATTGTAAGTTGCATAATAGCAAAAAGATAGCAGAAAGTATTTATTCAGGCAAAGAGAAGACCGTATGTTCTTGGATAGAATGCCAAGATATATCGATAAGGTTAAGTAGCGAAGAATTTCCTGACGAATTTTTTAATAACGAAGTAAGTTATAATCCAAGGTTGGCCCCCTTCTGGAGAAATGTAGAAGGAGAAAATATTGACGGTAAATTCTTTGAAGTGCTAGAGACAAAAGGAAGGAAGGTTTACGCATGAGTGTTGAAGAATGGTCAATCGCTGGTATGTTACTAGGTGCACTAATGATGAGCGGATCTTTACTTGTGCTAGGACTATCATGGGCAATTCAAAAGCTTGAAGAATACTGGGGGCCAATGTGATCTTTGAACAAACTATAGGTTACTTGATGTTTTTTCTTTGCGTAATGATCGCTAATTTTTTTCTTCTATTCTCAGGAGATAACTAAATGACATTAGCAGTAACGCTATTTACAGTTTATTTAGTTATTATGGCATTCATGGGGGCAAACAAATGAAAAATAAATTTTTGTATAAAAAGTGTATTCCGTATAGCATTGCAGTTGTTTCAATAAAAGAAGATAAGCTTGTCTTAATTAAAGATAAAAATATGGAAAAAGAATTAAATGAAATAAATGAAGAATTTGAATCTGATGAAATAGAATATAATGAATTCATTAAACAAACAAACGAATGCTTAGATCATTATTTTAGCTTGTATTATGCAAGCTAGACTTGCCAAATTAGATATCTTTATCCAAATATAATTTTAAAAATTTTGTAAATAATTTTTTATATATAGCGAATAAGAATACAGAGGGTAAACCCGCCATGGGAAACTATGGGATGGGCAGAGCCTGGACTATAATTAGATAACTTTATCCGATTATCTTTTTATAAAATTTTTATTTTTTTTGTAAATAAATTATAACTAATCACGAATAAGATTATATAAGAGGAAACAACTAAAACGAAAGGAAAAGAAGATGGAACTTGTAAGGGAAATCAAAGATTGGGCTTTGGATAATTATGATGCTGGCGGTCATTGGATTGTTGAAACTTTTTCCGATGAGGAGATTGCCGAACAGTTCAAGACATTGAACGAAGCTAAAAAGTATTGTGGTTTAATACAAGATAGGCACGAAGATATCTGCAACGCATAAGGAGAATGAAATGGATTTTGTACTTGAGAATGTAGGCAAGATGGTAAAATTTTGGAACTTAATGCCAGAAACCTACCAAGGTTTTGGCTATGAAGTTGAAGGAGATTGGGATTACGATGCTGAAAAATTTCAGCCAAAGTGGTTTCAGTTGTATGACGAAGAACAGGTTTTGAGGTTAGGTTATTGTCCTCCCGACCTTTTGCAATATGTCGAAAGGGCTTGCAAAGAAATTGCTGCTGACCTTGAAGCGAAAGGTTTAATAGGTGATACATTAATCGAAGAAGACGAATACACATATGAGGATTATTTAGCTGACAAGGCAGACAAAGAATATTACGAAAGGAACTAATCATGTTTAAGTTTGTAGAAAAGCTATTTGGTTTTGATAGTGGTCGAATTGAGTATCTTGAATCGAAATGTTTGGAACAATCGGAGCTAATTAAAAACCTTGCAGAAGGATTTAAAGAACAAACATTGTTATTGCAAAAGATAAGTGAACGAAAGCAAGATATTGACTATGACAGAATTGATATAGATTACTACGATTTGGCAAACAAGATTAATTTAAAAGCCGTAGCTAGTGGAGTAGGTCTTAAATATCTAGCAGAAGAAATTGATCTTGGCGAATTAGCCAACAATATCAGCCTAGATGATTTAAGTAGTTATTTCAATGTGGATGAAGTAGCAGCTAACTTAGACTTAAATGAGGATGATTTTGTAGATACTATTGCAGAAAAAGTTTTGGAAAAACTTGTAAATAAATATAGGGCGAAAGCCGAATAAGTATATAGAAAGGAGATGGTCATGATTAAGTTTACTCTGACAACTAAACAATTTGAACGCAGAGGCGTTATGGCAAGAGGAAGCTCACGCTTTAAGGACGAAAGAAAAAATCCTAAAGGCGGTAGAAGTGGCGACAAAGTTAGATTTAAGAAGGGAGAATACTAAAATGGATGTTGATGTAACACTAAGTTTGGTTGAAATAAAACAAATTGTAGAATCTTTGAGATACGAAGTTAGGGTAAGCAATTACATGAGAAAACATCGTAGTGAATACGCAAACCATCTTATTGAACTATCCAATAGGTTGGAAAAAATAATGATCTATCATGCAAGGAAGGATGATAAAGTTAGATGCGAACAACCTTAGTCAAGGTTAATGTAGAGTTTATCTTGCCAGCATATCTAAGAACTAAAGAAGAAGTGGCAAGCTATATCAACACACATCTTAAGAACAACAACAATCTTAAGTATGTAATGCTTATCGAAGGCGATGTAGAAGATTTTAACATTCAAGCAGAAAGGTTTTAACTATGATTGATTTTCTTTGCTCAATGTATTTTGCTTTGGAGTTTTACCAAATGGAAGTAATCTTTAACTTGTTCGGTGATAGGATTTTGCTTTAGACTTCTTAGAGGAATATTTCCTCTGCTAAAGATTTTATCAACCCGCCCAAAATCCTGTCAAGAAAAATCCGTAAGGATTTGCAAAATAGATGAACTTTTATGAAACTTGGTTTGCTACTTTCCCAAGGGGCAAAAAAAGTAGCACTTTTAATAATGTGCTGACAGTAAGCACTTTGTTTTCATTTATTGATATAAACTCTTTGGGTTCAATGACTTATGTTTATTTTTTAAATTCTTCTTGTAAGGAATACTGGTATGTTTTCCTTACAAATATAGTGGGTAGGCTTGTCCTACCCCTTCTAAATTGACCGAAATTGGATATCTTTATCTAATTGTAATTTTAAAAAATTTTTGTAAATAATTTTTATTAGCTGACGAATAAGTATATATAGAGAGGAGTAACTATTAAAATTTGAGTTATGAGTGGGAGTTCCTGCTTTCCAAAAGGAGAGGATGAGGGGAGCCTGGAAACTAATTAGATATGTTTATCTTATTATCTATTTAAGAATTTTTTTATTTTTATATAAATAAATCTGTATGGCCAACGAATAAGATTATGTAAGAGGAAAGGAAAAGAAAATGAAATATGAAATAACAAGAGAATTCATCGGTGGTTTATTGAATGGGTTAATCATTACCCAAACCATGAATAGTGATTGTGGTTATTATGTTGGGCAAGTTGTGAAAAATCCATATGGTAACACTTCTCCATATAAAATTTTGGAAATTAGGAAATATTCTCCAATGGTCGGCGAATAAGTCTATATAGAAGAAAGGAAAGTAAAATGGAAGTTAATGTAAGGGATTCAAGAAGCGTTGCAATTGGGGTCAAATATATTGGCCCAACCAATACAAGAGGTGCAAAGGTTAAAGCCTTTGTAAGATCGGCGACAAGGATGATACATAAAATTGAAATGCCTTGGGATCATGAATTCGATAATTCTGTAAATTACTGCAATGCAGCAAAAAAATTGGTAGAAAAGATGCATTGGAGTGGAAATTTGGTCGGCGGTTGGTTAGGCGATCAATATGTGTGCGTATTCGAAAAGTGGAATTAATTTTGGAAATATTTGCCAATGGTTGGCGAATAAGTATATGTAAGGTTGAGAGTTTTAATTTATAGGGCTGAAAGCCCAAGAAAGGTTTGGTCATCATGTCTAATGGTAGCATCGGTATTCGTTCTGTGCGTGGTTTTTCCGGTTCGGCTTATGCTGGTGTAATCGAAAGATTCAACAATCGTAAGGATCATTATCATGACAGTCTTTGCACTGTTGCCGGTGAATCCGCTAGGGTTCGTCCAGTTGTAGTCGATGGTAAGTTCCAGCTTCTGGATAAGAAGAACGAAAAGTTCTATACTCCAACAAAACACGCTCTTAGTCAATTCGCTCAGAAGACTAAGTGGGGTTCTTATACAATCAATAAGTTGGCAGAGTCTAAAGATGTACGCCATCACAATATATTGCGTGACCTTCTTGATATTTCTTTCCAAGAGTTCGGAGGAGAATATCTCTTTAGGTTCAACGATCAGGATGATACCTGTCGGGCGTTTTTGAGTGATCGTTACGCAATCATTAATAATGGATGGGTATTGGATGAAGTCCAGAAGTTCCTACCAGCTGAATGCAAAGATGCGGTAGCTATGGATAAGTCCGGCGAAGACTTTATCAACTTCATGGTAGTGCTACCAAGTAGCCTTAAGTCTTCCGATGATAGCGACTATCAAGGTTTGATCAAGGTTAAGAACTCTGAGATTGGCACTCATCGCCTTGATGTTACTGCCGGTGTCTTCCGCACTATTTGTTCTAATGGTGCAATCGGTTGGGTTAAGCATAACGATGTAAGTGTAGTCCATCGTGGTAAGGTAGACTTCGAGCTTTTGGCTAATCATATTCAGTCGGCTATTAGCTCACATATTCAGGCTATGCCTACCATGATTGAAAAGCTTTTAGGTACTAAGCAAATGGGTTGGGATGGATCAATGACCCCCCTGTTTGCCTCTGTCGCTCAAACCTATAAGTTGAGCAAGAACGAAGTGGAGTCCGTTCATACGGCATGGGGTGTAGAACGCAATGAGACTCCTCAATATGCCAAGACCCTGTTCGGCGTGGTTAATAGCCTAACAAGGGGTAGTCAACGGATGGTTGAGTCTTCTTGGGAAAAGCTTAACGACATTGGTGGTGAGTTGGCCAATTACGATGAAAGTGATTGGACTGGCCTTAAAGCCAAGGCTAGGGCAATGACCTCCAAGGATGTTGAGAATGTCTTGGGCAAGGAACTATCCTTCGCCTAAGATAACCCAAGGGGATGTAGACCAACAGGCAGAGTCAAAGGACTTAAAATCCTTCCAGTATGGGTTCGACTCCCATCATCCCTAATCCCCGCCTTACCTTTCGGGCGGGTTCCCCCATCCAGCTTGTTTCGTTTCCTTTCAGGCTGGATGCCGTCTAGGGGTGGCCTTGACCTCTCCATCCCTAGACATTCTTATAAATATTTTTACCTCTGTATCGAATAAGATTATATAGAGGTAACCTGCTTGTCTTAGCAATGATAAGCGGGTCGCTGGGGTATTTTACCCATATTATCTAAGTCTATATAGGCGTACCTCATCCCCAATTCCCCTTATGGAAGGCCAAGTGGGCGGGTTTTCAGCGATTCCCTCACGCTCCTGTATATACTTATTCGTTATAGAAGCGGAAATATTTTTTTAATTTTATTTAAAATATTTTTGGTTGGTGAGCGAATAAGACTATATAAAGGAGAAAGCAAATGAAGACATATCCAAAAGAGAAAGTTATAGGCCAATTCAAGGTAAAAGCCGTGGATGGATGCATAGTTAAGCCTGAGAAATGGCCTTTTGGAAGGCTTTTGATGCCATCTAGCTGGGAACCGGCAGGGCATTACCTACAAAGAGGGTGGGGAGAACATGAAGGTAGCATAGCAGTTAATGTATATATAACAGGTAGAACCATAAAGTATAACTTTAAACATGGTCACCATATAGCTATCCTTTTAGAATTTGTCGGGGATTGTGAACCAAGTACCTACACTTACGGAATCCTAGAAGTAAGATTAAACAACGGAAGCATGGAGAGAATTGATGTAAGTCCTTGAGATATAAGGGTTTAAAAAATTTTAGAATTTTTATATTATGTGCGACCCAATTATATTGGAATATGCCCATAATACCCCCTTAAACCCTAGTCCTCTCTCCTCTGTATGGTATGTACTTACATATACCTTATATATAAAGGAGTTATGTCAAATGCTTATATTAAGAGGAGTGTTAAAAAGTGGAGAAAAGTGGTGAAAAAGCCCAAAGAAAACCCCTCAAATAATACATCGAACAAAGTAAATAATTCACCCTCATAAGCGAATAAGTATATAAGGAGATAGATATGAAGGATGATTTAAAGCATAGATGTGAAGACCTATATATAGTCGAAGGGGCATCTGCTGTTTTTGACTATTGCCAGTCTATTGACCATAAAGACTATGGGGATTGTGACCAATGCCAGACTTATGTTCCTATATATAAAGATTGTTGTCTTCTTTGCGGAACAGAATTAAAAAGAGTAAACAAAACTGTATAGATAACGAATAAGTATATAAGAGAAGTTATACATAAGGAGATTAGACATGGCTTTTACTTGGAGTGCTTCAGAGTGTGATGAGAACAATATTAAAAATGTTCATAATACAGATCAGGATAGAATAGCTTGGGCTTGTTTAGATATTGGCCTGAGTGGTATTACCCTTAAGAACTATAAAGAGTTCTACAGAAGAATGAGGCTTAGGGGCGAACTGTTCAATATCTATAAGGAGTTGACGCTAAATCACATATTTAACTGTATAGGTTTGGTCACATCTGCTGCTGATTTAAGCAAGTCTGATTTTCACAAGAAGACTATAGAGCTATTTAACTATCAGGTGGAAAGAGAAATAGCTTGTGGCCGTATCCCATAGTGTTTTTGAATTGATATAACTTGTTATTTGATAAGGAGTTATGGAAATGGTTACAAACAACACCAATACACATAGATACTTTGCCGAAGTCTTCTTCCGTTCTAAGAAGGGAAACCCCTGTGCATATCATCTGTATATGGATGGTAAAGATGAGGAGGAAGTATATGGGAATATAGTAGGGAAGGTAAAGAGACTTAAGTATTTTGACAGAGTAGATAGAGTGGACATAGTAAAAATGCAACCCCTTGATAAATAAGGACTTATATCAAATGAATAATGCACAATTCGACAATGATATTCCCCCAATGATCTTTGAATTTAGGTTCACTTCCTACAACAAACAAGGTCAAGCTTATGAATCCAATAGGATGGTCAAGGCTTGTGGTATAGATCATGCAGTAGAGAAATTTAACGAGGAATTTACAGATTGGGGAGAAGAAGTACCAAAGTGGGATTTAATGAACATTATGGCTATTGAAAGTAAATAAATAGCTGTTAGGGCGAATATGTAAATATAAGGATGTAGCAAACATAAGGAGGGTCAAACAATGGATGATTTCAAATATTACATTGGTGAAATTCTAGAGATTAATTGTGGTTTTGAATACGAAACAAAGTACATATTTAAAATATATGAAGATGAATCTACAGATGAACATACAGATAGAGTAGCAATGAATTGGAGGGGCGGTAGCAAGCATGATTGGGATGTAAATGAGGGCTGTTATAGATGTAGTCATACATTTATCTTTGATTCTGGATGTAAGGAAATAAGCAAAGAAGAATTCGATGTACTATCTGAACATCTTGCCATTGTATAGAAAGGCAAATCATGGATAAGTCTAAAAAAGAACTAATACATACTGTAATTAAACAGATAGTCGATGATACAAAACATAACTATTATGAGGGTATAACAGCATTACTTAACCATATAGATACATACAAGCTTATAGCTTTTTTACCAGAAGAAATGCATGAGAAATGGAGGGGCGATGACTTTTAAAATTTTTAGAGAAGAACTTGTACACGAAGTATTCGACATGGTTTTAAACCATATAGATAATGATGACTATTCAGTCATATGGAAGATATTAGATCGTATGGACATATATGAGCTAGTGGCTTTATTGCCTAAAGAACAGCGTGAGAAGTGGGATAGTTCTATTGTATAAAGGAGTAAACAATGTCTTTGAATTTAAGACAACAAGTGACATACGACATATGGAACAAAGTATTTTCAAATGTAGGTAATGAACACTACCAAACCATATGCAACATACTGGATAAACTAGATATCTTTGACCTGTTAGGCATCTTGCCCAAAGAACATCGTAAGAAGTTTGAAGGTTATGTTATTAATTCAGATGTAATGGAGAAATAACATGGAAAGACAAGAAAAAATCAACATTTTGATGGCCCATGACATTATGCAAATTAGAGAAGATATAGAAAATGGAGATTATGAGCTTGTTTGTTCTATTCTACAGGGAGAAGGATGGGAGCAATACAATAAGCTTACAGACTACCAAATAGATGGTGAACTTGAGGACAGATTTGTTTATGTCAATTTAAATGACAAGATTATTGATTTGGCTAATAGATTAAACGGCAAGCCTATCAAGTTAGAAACATAATACCGCCACTTATTAAAATATGGAGGTATTTTGACGAATATATAAATATAAGAAGGAGGACAGACATGAAGTTAGATATTAAAAATATGTGCGTAGTATCTGGAAAAAACAAATATCAAATTTCTTTTGATGATATAAACATCGGCGATCAAGTATACAACCCATTATCAGATGTTCTAATTCATATAGATGAAGATGATGACATTGAATATGTAAATAATAATTATTTTAAAATCTGTTAATATTTTTTAGTAAACTGCGAATAAATATATAGGACAGGAGAATACCATGACTAATGAACAAATTGAAACCCGATTGACCACTCTAGAAAAGATGATGGCTACCGCTAACCCAAAAGATTTACCAGCGTTAAATGCTAGTTATCAAAAGCTTATGGAAAAACTTGCGGATTCAGATGCCTCAGTTGCCTTCATAAAGGGAAAATAACATGAAGATTAAAGTATCAGATCGGGCGATGTATGGATATATACCTACAGAAAATCCAGATGTATTTAATAGAAAAAGCGTAGTATTTATAAAGGGCAAAGGTTATTACTTCCAAGAAATTTTAGTAAAGATCATTAAACAAACATTGGACGGCATAGTATATGAAATAGAAGAATCAGCACCATATAACAATGTAATAACTATTAACTTGGAAAACCCAAGAAGGTTTAGCAAGAAAAGGTTAGGCGAACTTTTTGACATTCATGTTAAATGGATTAAATAAGGGAGTTAATCAATGAAGGAAATTAAATATACCTATGTAGTTGTAACAACTACTGTTTGTATATCTAGCTATGAAGACGATCAAGAAAATTCTATTCGTGGACTTAAACCAGATTTTGTTTCTACAGTTGGTGATTGTTTGGAAGAACTTATGGAGTTTTTGATTTCTTTAGAAAAACAAGTGTGTACAAAGTAAAGGAGTTAATAATGAATCGGCTAAAAGAAAAGTTTGCATCGTCTAAAGTAAAACTTACCAAGCAAGAGACAAGAATATTATCTCTCCTGCTGTACTACTGTAATAGCCGTATAGGCGATGTTTATGAGACATTTGAGGATAAGATCAGAGAAGAAGACATAGCTGTAATAGCGAAAAAATTAGGGGCAGAAATACCAAAATAACTGAAAGGAAAGATAATGTATGTATATGAGCTAATAGAAAAACTCAAAAAATATCCACAAGATATGTATTTGGAATTTAATGGGGCATATGTCTTTGGTTATATCAAAGATGAGGTAATAAACATATGTTACAACCATGATGATAAAGGATGGATTTCTCCAGAAGAAATAAGCGAAAAAATAAAATAAAAAAATTTTGTAAATAAAAAGTGGTTACTTACGAATAAGTATATAGAGAAGGCAATAACACTATTCAAAGGAGGTTGGTCATGGGTTTGGATAACTACTGGAAAGATCAGCATGGCAAAGAAGGATATGTAGAAGGATATTTTCGAGTTGTAGGCGGTCTTTGTTCTGGCAATGGCAATGATTCATTCCGTGGAAAAGTTTACAACGAAATAGTTCATGAACTTACAGGAGAGTCTTTATACCAAGACAAAATCTCAAGCGAGACTGTTAAGGAAATGAACGAAGCTATTCAAGAATGTGAATTTGAAAGAATGAGAAAGCTTACCTGTTGGGAAATAGAAGAAAATGAGTGGACAGACTTTAAGAGAATGTGGCAAGCACATTCAAACGCACATCATCATTTAGTTAGTTGGTGGTGTGGATGGCTTTTAATTAATTGCTGGTTTCAATGAAATAAAAATAGTTTTAAAACGAATAAGAATATATAAGGAGGACAAGATGAAAACTGTAACAGTAAAGTTTGTAGTTAATGATAATGACGAAGCTGGATTTTTGCTTAATGAAGTAGCAGAAAGTATTGGTAATGGTACTGGTTATCCTTTTATTTTTAGTCTTATTGAAAATAGTACCGAAGATGAGATTAAATTTTTTACAGAGGTAAACTCATGAAAATAACAATGGAAGAATATACGCTATTGGCTCAAATTTTATTTTATGCCCATGATGACACAAACAGAATGAATGAAGAACTAGGACTTAACTATACAACTGAGCAAGTAAATGATCTTGGTAAAAAACTTGGAATTCATATAAATAAAAACTAACTATCTACGAATAAGAGTACATGAGCATGAAAGTTTATGATATGTTTTCTGGGATTGGTGGCTTCTCTCTTGCATTTCAGCAAGAAGGATATGAAGTAACTGCCCAAGCTGAGATAGATAAATATCCATCTTTGGTTCTACAAAAGAACTTTCCGAACATACCAAACTATGGAGATGTTACTAAGATCAACTATGAAGAAGGTCAGTTTGATGTAATCATCGGTGGGTTTCCTTGTACAGATATATCCATAGCGAGCAAGACAAAGAAAGGCATTTATGGCGAACGATCTATCTTGTGGAAAGAATTTTTACGGGCAATCAAAGAAGTCAAGCCAAAATACTGTGTCGTTGAAAATGTCCAAATGCTCGTTAGAAGGGGGCTTAACACAATTCTCGCAGACCTTGCCGAAGTCGGGTACGATGCGTCTTACACGACCCTTGATGCCCAATTCTGCGGAACCCCACAACGAAGACGCAGAATTTATATTCTGGGAGTGCGTGACGGAATCCCCGCAGAAGCCGATCCCTTCCACTTTGCAGAGCGTAGTACAGATGAATGTGGACGAGAAGTACAATCTGTCAAACAGAGCTTTGATTGGAATTTTAAAGCGGAACACGAAGGGCAAAAAGACTTTGCCTACTTTACTAGACAACGCTCTGATGAATTTACTGGGTGCGGAGTATCATCTACATTGATGAAAAGAGACTATAAAGATTTTACCGATGTCATTCTAATAGATGGAAAAGTAAGAAGGGTAACGCCAACAGAAAGACTTCGCCTCATGGGCTTTCCAGATCATTGGCATTTGGATAACGCCAAAGATACAGACAAGTACAAATATTGTGGAATGGATGTTCATTCAGTTAGATATGTAGCTAGATGTTTAAAGGAATATGACCAATGTTTCAGTTTGAAAAAATAGCCGATCAGTTTGACGACCATTTAAAAGGCCAATTGTTTTGGCACAAAGATTTTGTCAACCACTTCTTGCCAGAGATTGCATCTGTATACATGGAGAAAGATTCTTATGTATATGATTTTGGTGCTAGTACAGGCAATGTAGAAATTGCTTTATCAAACATGATTGAAGAAAGGTGTGTAAACTTTACACCAATCGAAAAATGTGTTGAGATGGCAGACAGGTACAAGGGTAATCAAGAAAGACTTATTATTGGAGACTTTTTACATATACCAATTCAAGAGTATTCTTTTGCTACAAGTATTTTAGCTTTATGTTTTGTTCATCCATCTAAAAGAAAAGGCTTTATTGAAAAGATCAAATCTAAATGCAAAGTTGGTGGGGCGTTTATCATCCTAGAAAAGATGATTAATTTTGAAGGATATCTTGGTACTGCACTCAGTAGAGTAACTTGGCGAAATAAACTTGAGCAAGGAGAATCTATTAAACAAGTTGTGAACAAAGAACTTTCCTTGAGCGGTGTTCAATATCCACTACAAGAGAGTGAACTAGAAGGATTTAGACTTGTATGGGCATATGGTAACTTCAGATCATATATTTACACAAACGGATTTTAATTCAGTAAATATTTTTTAACTTTCAACGAATAAGATTATATAGAAAAGGAGTTAATCATGCTTGAAGAATTTAAATGTGAAAATGGTCATTTTGTTATGAATGATAATGTGATGTACATGGTGTTGGACGAAAACATATCGCTTGGAGATTTGATTTGGAATAATGACGGAGATGTTTTTGAAGTTGGTGAAGATGATGATCTGGTTTATGTAAATGAATACTATTTGAAAGTAAAAAAACTTTAGAAAAGGAATTAATCATGAAGACTGTAAACTGCTATGACTATTGCACAACTGAAGATAAGAAGTTTATTTGCATGGCTAATGATATGCTTGAACTTCAATCAAGTATGGAGAAAGGCGATTACGAATTTGCCTATTCTGTTTTAAGTGGTAACGGATTTGAACAATACAAATCACTTTCTAGCAAAGAAGTTGATGAACAATACGATGCAATCTCGGACTCTATAGATTTTGAAGTAGTGATTAGCATTGCAGAAAATCTAAAAGACAATCTAATAACTCCTCTGCTATATCAAGACAGGGCTATGCAATCAATGTTTGAGGATTTGGTAAACAAACAACCATTTGTAAAATCTGAAAGGCGAATTAAAAACGCAAGGCAAGAAGTTGCTAGAAGGTTTGGCGAGTACGACAACGATTAATACAAGGGCTACTAGCTTAAATAGTAAAGCTCCGAACTCATAATTCGGTGAGTGAAAGTGCAAGTCTTTCGTAGCCCACTAATTTAGAGGCAATGATGATTACTGTAATAGATTCTTCAAATCAGTATACTCATAACGAATTTAAAAAAGTAATTATCAATCTATCTAATGATGATGGAAAGGAAGATGTTCTTATAACTATACTTCCAGACGAATGTTCTATTACGATTGAACACTATTCTTCTGGACAGGAAGAACCATACGAAAAAAGAAAAATAAATTGGTAAACAAAACGAATAAGAATATAGACCTGTCAAGAAAAGGAGTTGCTATGGTAGATGTTTTTATTGTTCGATTGAAGAATCGTGACCATTTTACGATGATGTCGAAAATGGACAAGGCAGACTTTTGGGATGGCATTCGTCAGTATTCTAAGAAACTAATATTTGACACTAAAGAAGAAGCATTGCGAATTAGCAAGTATCTTGCAGAAAGAACTTGGCTTGATTGGGAAGTTTGCAGTGTTCTTGAGTCTAACTATTGGGAGCAATAATGATTGACATGGGCGATGGATGGATTGTTACTTTATCAGATAAATCTTTCCTTAATGATATGGGTATTAAAGAAAGATATGACTGGTGGAATGATATAAAGAAGGTTACTCGTCTTGAGTTTACCGATAAGGCTAGGGCAGAAGAAACTTGTTCTATGCTAAATAAAAGAACTGGAATGAAGTGGAAGATTGAAAATAGTTTGTTTACTGGCTTTTATCATGAAAAGAGGCAGCGATCATGAAGATAGACCAAGCAATCAATATGCTTCAAGAAGCAAAAGCTAATGGATCAAAGAATATTATCTTTGCCTTTTGGGAAGCTAATGTCTTTGAAAGAAAGGCTGGCAAGACTTTTAAAGATAATGAAACATGGGCAAACATAGCTAACTTTATTGATGAGAATATGGATTGGGCTTATGTTCATGAAAGCTTACAGGAAATTATCAGCGAAAACTATGTAAAGGATTAGCAATGAGCAAAGACGATATACTTCATTATCTAAATGCCAAGAGTGAGTATACTGCAAATGTCAATCTTCGTAATTATACAGATCAACAATGGTCTATATCATTTGATGAAGATAGTGTAACTATTAGTACGAAAGCTATAAAGAAAAAGCTTAAGTATAATTCTTTTACTAAAAAAGATTTTGATGAAATTTTTGAAACATCAAACGAATAATAAATAGAGGATGTTATGACAACATTTGAAGAACAGCCAAAAACAAAGAAGCCAAGGATGAGCGAAGATAAAATCTTAAATGAAGTTTTTATTCAAATGGGAAAACCAGATAATATTAATATTATCAAGGCAACTGCCGTTAATGTATTTGCTAATAGATATAGAGTTAATATTTGGCAAAGCATTAACAATCCTTTTTTGCCTAAAGCTGGCAAGATTGTCGCTAGTTATTTTGTAATTGTTTACGATAGTGGAGAGGTGGTTATCAATAATGATTGAGTCTTACAGAATGCTTTTAAATTATTTTGCAGCAGAAAATACCCAATCAAAAAATGGCGAAGTACAAATAAACTGTAATAACTTTGATAGTGGATTAATTATAAAAAATATTGATGATAGAAGCGTACTTATAAAAGTAAAAGATAGAACAGAACCTCAAAATATGAGAGTTCTTTTTTATCCAATCAAGTATAATGTATTGGAGAAGGCTTTAAGTTCTTTAGAAAAGGAAATTAAAAATGGTATGGTGGGAAATCAAATCTAATACCCTATCTTTAGCTAGATGGCTTAAAGAAGAAGGCGAATGGGATAACGCAGGAAACACAGAACTTCCAAGCGGAGAAGTTGTTGACGATGATCCAATCGCAAGACTTATTTATTATTTTGAAAAGCCTTGGAAGTATGAAAGTGAATGGAATAAATATCAAAATTTTTTAAATAAAAAATCTTTACAAACGAATAAGATTATATAGAAAGGAGAAACAAATGATTATTCGCACTCATAAGAAATTTGAACTGTGGACAAAAGTTGGTGATAGCTTTGTGAAAGCTAACTATCTTGTTACAGATATGAACTCACAAATTGTAGGTGCTTATATCACTAAGCGAGAAGCAGAAGCACAACAAAGGATTGTCAATGATGAAATTCTTGCTAATGATCTTACCGCTCCTCGTGATTAGTAGTGGATGCGGAACTGTAGAGCAAACTGTATCAACAAGTATATCTCCTTATGATTCTAGGGAGATAGACAAAATAAATGTAAGTTTAAGATATACATATACATTTCCAAAATAGGAGGAATAAAAATGAAGATGTACCTTGTTAAAGGTTACAAAGACAATACTCTTAGGGCTGGTTTTCTTGAAAGAGAGTGGGTTTCTAAGAGTGGCAAACCACTTGTAACGCTAAAGATTGTAGATCACTACAAAGAACATAAAACAGTTTTTAGGACTTATCATCGTGATAAGCTGGCTGTAATGAAGGTTCTTAATGTTGATGATGAATTGTTGGCATAACTTAGAAAGGAAGATTTTAAAATGGCTACTAAAGGACAGACTTGGAAGCAAAATAGAGACATTACTCCGGAGGAATTCGTAAAAGTATTTACCGAAAAAGACTCTGTTGAAGAAGTCGCTGAACACTTTAAAATTAGTGTTTCTTCTGTAAGAAATAGGGCTTATTCATTAAAGCGTTCTGGAGTCAATCTTAACACTAAAAAGAAGAATTCTAATTCTTTCTTTGGCACTTCTAAATTTGATGTAGATGCCCTAAATAAAATTGTGCAGAAAGCGAATAAGTAGTCATGCCACTAAAACCTACAGCTGGATTTGATTGGTTTGTCTTTTTGTCTTGTTTGCTTGGATTCATTGGTGGTTTTATAAGGAGATAATTATGTACAGAAGGTTTTTTCTAACTACTGGGCTTTCACTCTTAACAGTTGGATTTGCTTTTGCAAAAAAGAAAGTTCGCAATACTGTGACTGGCTTTGGTAAAACTTTGTCAGAAGCTATGAACGACTGTTATCGTAATGCCAGACTTATTTCAACTTCATATCAAACTATTAGTCGTAGTTCTTCTGGAAGCGGTTCTTCTTGGACTTACACTATGGTAATTGAATATGAAGACTAAGTATGAAAAATGGGTACTTCCTAGATCAGACTGGACAAGATATGTTATCCATGTTTGTTCTAGGAAGATGCCTGAACAAATCTGGGTTGAGCGTACAGGAAAAGAAATTAGATTAATGTTTGGTCAAGGCAACGCAGGAAAAAGAGGTGATTTATTAACGGAATCCAGTCTTACGAGTATGGGATACAAAATATTAAAAAAATGAAAGTTGTTGTTTTTAATGAACACAACGAAGTTTTTTCTAAAGTTGATAATACTCAGTTTTCTCCAGACTTTAAAAAAGCTTTTATTTTTAATTGCTTAAATACAGAACACGCCAATATAGTAGTCGAGAAGACTAGAGAGTTTACAGGAAGTCAGAACTTGCGATGGAGAGCATATGAATCGCCAAAAGAAAGCCGAAAGAACAGCGATCAAAATAGCCAAAGCAATGGCTAGAGAATTGGGCGAAAAAACTAGAAATATAAATCTAGAACAAGCCGATGATATAAGAGAGTTGTACTCTCAAGTATATGGAAATGATAGACTTACAAGAAGATATGATTTGGTTAGTATTGTGGCTTGAAATTTTTTTTGTGATTTGTACAATAATTAAAACTTTAACCGAAGGAGAATATCATGGATAATCTTAAGAAGTTTTTTGGAGTAGCTCTTTTCTTTTCTTTCACTTACATTTTCTTTTCTACTGCATACATTGTTTATCAAAACTATAGATATGGATTTATGATTAGTGTTTTCAATGCTGAATCACGCATTCTGAGAGATGAATTACAGGAACAGCGTTATAAGCCATCTTACGATGATGGATATCGTGATGCTATTATTAGAATGGGAACTCCATCAACTCCGGGTGCTTATACAGATGGATTTATGGCAGCAGCAAAAGTCTATCAAAATTCTAGTTATGCAGAAGGATATCACAATGCTATTAAGCAATTTGGCTATCACGAAATTCCAAATGCTAACACTAAACTTCCTTTAGATGATGTAAAAACATCTAGCATTAAGACTAAAGAAGTTCCTATTAGACTAGCAGAAGAAAAATAATTTATGCAATCAAATTTAACACACAAAACCATTATCTATAATAGATATTGGTTTTTTGTTTTATAGGACATAAAAATGAATTTAAAGCATTTTGTAATTACTAGATTTTTAAATCAAAAAAATATGAGATTTAGAAAGTTTTTATTAGATGAAATCGTTATTGAATACAGAATGAAATTAATGACTAAGTATTTATATCCATCTTTAAATAATCAATCAAATTTAAATTTTACACATATAATATTAATACATGAAAAATTACCTAAAAAATATATAGATCAAATTAATAAAATTGATTGCAATTTTAAAAAAATAATTATGACTTCAGAACAGTTAAAAGATTTTATAAAAAATGAATATACTAAATGTGATTTTTTAATAACATCCAGAATAGATGATGATGATATGATATATTATAATGCAATTGATGATATACAAAAGTCTATCAATGACAATACAATTATAAATGTATATGGTTATAAAAAAGGTTGCACAATGATAGATGGGGAAACTAAAAAATTTAAATATAAAACAAACATTAATCATGGAATGATAGCTATATTATTAACATTAATAATAAATACAAAAAAAGTAACAAATCCAATAACTATATACGATTTAGGAAATCATACCAAAATTAAAGATCAACTGATTAAAAACCATAAGATGTTAGGAATTGATAATTTACCGGATGATTTCTGGAAACCAAATGTTACAGTTGATCCAGCTTGGATATACATTAGACATGAAAAATCTGATAGCGGAACAAAACACAGAAGTGATAAAATAGTTAAATTTGGTAAATTTAAAACAAATAAATTTTTTGGCTTAGAATAAATATGTACACAGTAATAATACCAACAATGTGGGTTAATGTTACTTTATTAGAAAAAATGATATGTATATATAATCAGTCTAACTACATCAATGAAATTATAATAATAGACAATAATCCAATCGATAAAATAAAACTTGATTTTAAAAAAGTAAAAATACTTACAAAAAATAAAAATATATATGTTAATCCAGCATGGAATTGGGGCGTGTCTGAATCTAACAACGAAAAAATTATAATAGCCAATGATGATATTTTAATAGAAAATTTTGAAAACATAATTATAAAAATTGATGAATTTTTAAAAGATAAAATTGTAATAGGTTTAAAAACCAAATTATTAGAAAATGAAAAGCAACAAGTCTCTATAATAAAATGCCAAAAAAGACCTTATGGATGGGGTACTTTTATGGCTATGAATAAAAAATCATATATTTATGTTCCAGAATATTTAAAAATTTGGGCTGGAGATGATATTCAGTTTAATAATAATGATCCTTATATAATTTTAGGAGCAGATATAAAAACAAAAATGTCTGAAACTGTAAAAAAATATAATCTTAGAGTTATGGCAAAAAGAGATTCTCGTCTTTACAGAACAAAATGTAATCCAGACGGATCTCTTAAACAATTGTAACTGCAAATCGAAAAAGTTAATGTAACAACAAAAGGAGTTAATAATGAATATTAAAATTGATAATGATAACTATATCATGTTTGCAAGTGAATCTGTTAAGAGATGTTTATTGCGTAATAAGATTTCTGCTATTGATCTTTTAACTCCATACACGAAAAAGATTTTTAGCAAAAAAGGAAATTGCAGTATTAAAAAGATAGGCGAAGAAAATATAAGCATTACAAATATATCTGTTTATGATTTTGACGAAGAAAAAATTACTAAGTGTTTTATTTTGCACAGTGTTGGTAATTATACAGAACTCAAGCCTGTTCTTGATAATAAATGGTCTGTAAAATTAGAGTGTGGACACAACGCCATTATTGATGATACTGTAGATACAATCTGTAAGGATCATAAAGTTAAATGTTTTTTGTGCGAGAAAGCAAATGCTTAAAAGACTTGTAGACATTGTTTTTATAATAGCTGATTTTTCAATTTGGTTTCTTGGTATTGGATGTTTATTTATACTCAAAGCCACTTATTTAAAAATATGTGACAATGACGATTGGAAATTTACTGGAATGATAGGCGTTGGACTTTGTTCTGCTTCAACATTCTTTTCTTTACTAGGTTTATATTTAGCAGAAAAAGAAAGGATTAAGACAAAAAAACTAAGCACTATAGATTTTTATTCAATATTTTTTAGATGGTCAGATGCTCCAACATTACAAAAATGGAATTGTGCTAGAGTTAAAGATGGTTGGGAAATATTCATATATCACAATGGAGAAAGAAAGCGTTTAATGTTTATTGATCATACAGAAGAATATGGCGAAAATTTAGCTAAGTTTATTGTTGAATGTCCTGTAGATGTAATTAGATTATTAGATTCATATCGTTCTGAATGTGAATGTGAGTATCCAGATGAAAAACAAAGAAAGTGAAGTAATAGCTAAACTTCTAGCTGCTTGCAAACGAGCTTTTGATTTTGTAGATGATGAGTTCAATAATAAGACTGTTGTAGAAATGAATGGATCATTCGGATTGTGGCTCGATTTAAAACAAGCGATAGATTTTGCTGAAAAAAATAAAACATGAAAACATTAGTAAAGACTTCTTTACTAGCAATAGAAGTTAGTAAAGTTTTCTTTACTAGCAATAAAAAAGAAATTGAAAATGACTAGAGAAGAAGTTGAACAAATCTGTAAAGAGACTGGCATAACTGTTTTATTTGCAGATGGATTTGATGATGCAATTATGGGAATTGGAAGATCATTTCAAGATTATAAAGTCGTATATAGTAGAGATAAAGTTATTGAGATATTAATGGAAGAACACGATATGGACATTACAGAAGCCGAAGAATATTATGAATATAATATAGCCGGAGCATATGTGGGCGACAGCACTCCTGTATTTATGGAGTTTTAAATGAATGCCAAAGAAGCTGATTTTAAAGGAAAAACAAAACTAAATCAAATTAGAGTTGGAACGAAAGAGAATATAGGGGTTTCCGTAAGTCCAAGAAACGATAATATGTTTCTTTGGTTAAACGGAGACTTGTATTATCAAAACAATGAAGGTCGATTGTTTATTATTGATTTTATAGAAGTGCCTATTAAGAGAAAAGAGAGCGAAGAGTAGTATGTTTCAGTGTCATAAGAAAGATGGAAATGGTTTTAGGATCGGTTTTAGAAATGGATATCAAGTATCAGTAAGATTTGGTGGACAAAATTATTGTGAAAACAGCGGTCTAGATAAAAAATTTATGGCAAGCAAAGACGCTGAAATAGCAATCGTTAACCCTAAAGGCGAACTTGTTCAACTATCGGAAAGCGATACAGTTCTTGCTAATCAATCAGCTGAAGATTTAGTGGAACTTATGTATAAATATGTCAGGATGAAAAATGCATCCAATTAAAGTTTTTATATTGGTAATGTTGGCTTTAATAGGAAGTCATTATAAAAATTATGTTTCTCATAAAGAAACTGGCGAAAAAATAATGGCTAGACTTTACGATTTAGAACTAAGAATTTTGCCAGAAAGTTTAGAAAATGGAGTTCCAATTTATTCAGAGCGTGGATATGCAAAAATTAGAGGTATACATGATTGTCAACAAATAATATATGAGGAGTTTGAACTATGGAAATGACAGAAGACGAACTTTTGCAAATAGAAAACGACATGAAGTCTAATAATGGCTCTTGGGTTAGCAACGAAAGTGTTATTAAATTAATCAAAGAAATTAGATACTTGAAAGAAATTATCAAGGAAATAAAACCATGTCGATCAGTATGTCAGAAGAAGAACTTAGAGAAATAGAAAATAGATTTTACAGAGCAACGCCTGGACCTTGGGTGTCTTCAAGCTGTGATAAGGGCGGTTCATTTATATATTCAGAAAGTCCAGAAAGGGCGTATTTTTATCACGGAGAATGGGTTGCACATATAGCTACAAGTGAAGACACAAGATTTATTGCACACGCAATAGAAGATATACCAAAACTATTGACTGAAGTAAAAAGACTTAGAAAACTCTTAGATAAAAGTATGTATAATGAAATTATGAATGCATATTGTAAAAAATTTGGAGTAGAAGTTGACAAAGAACGAAATATTTAAAAGGCTAGAATCTTTAAATGTCTCTAAAATATATATAACATTCTTTTGCGAAAAAGATAAAATAGATATTATAAGCAATATAGTTATTATGACAGATGGAAGATATTCTGTTGATTGGAATGATGATATTTATAAAGACAAATCTTATATAACAGAACCAATTTTTCATTATGATAAAAAAGATTGGATTAATATAGATGGTCTATTAACTTGGGATGTTGTTAATAAAAAATTAATTATTTCTGGCGAAAAAGAAAAATGTCTAAAAGAGAAGTTCTCCGAAGAAATATAATGGCGTATTTATATACGCTATGGAAATAAACATAATTGATAATGCTAGGCCGTATATTGAATTATTTTTTTGGTTTCTTATATATAATTTGATAATCTTTACTATGAAAGAAGTTTTGAAAGATTCTGATTAATTTTTTGACGATTGTGACGAATAAGATGATATACAACTCAAGGAGGTAAGTATGATTAGTTTTTTCAAAAAGTTTTTTGTTAAGTCTGAAGATCAATTGAAAGTTTTAGAACTTCAAAATGAAATAAGTTCATTAAAAAGAATAGTTCAAGATTTAGAAATTGAAAATTCTGATTTTGAAATAGCAAAATTTAATCTTATTGATGAAAATAAGGAACTAGAAAGACAGATTAGAGAACTAAATAAAAAGATAGATTCTATAAAAATTATACTGGAATATAAATGATAAAAGGGCGGTATTGCAATTTTCATAGTTCGGTGGGATGAAGTTGCATTTTTGGCTTGTTGTCAAAACCGCCCCTCTTATTTTGGAGATGAAATGGAAAACGGAAATTTAGTTTTTACTAGGAATTTTGGCGAATCTTTTACTGTTTATACGCCAAATGGAAATGTAGTAATAACACTATTATCAAATAAATTTAGTACTAATCAGGTTAAAGTATCTGTTAGTGCTCCTAAAAACTTTAAGATAATGAGAAATGAGATAATTAATACCACAAGAGACAAAAGCCATGAATAGAAGACATTTTTTACAGCATACTACTGAGTTTGCTTCTCTTGCACTATTATCAAATCTTCATGCTCAGCAAGAAACAATAAAGAAAAAGGGCAAAAGATTAATAGTTCTTTGGATGAGCGGTGGCCCAAGTCATATGGACTTGTGGGATCTAAAGCAGGGAGAATCTACTGGTGGAGATTTTAAGCCAATCAACACTTCGGCAAACGGAGTGCAGATTAGTGAAGTTCTTCCAACGATTGCTTCACAATTCCACAACTTGGTGGCTATTCGATCTTTGGTTACTAATGAAGGTAGCCATGAGCGTGGCACATACTTAATGAATACGGCTAAACAGCCTAATCCAGTAGTACAGTATCCAGCTATGGGTGCTGTAGTTTCTTCTTTGATTGGTTCTAAAGAGTTAGCTTTACCAAACTTTATAGGGATTGGTGGTACTGCTCAAAGAGTTGGCCCAGGTTTTCTTGGAGCTATGTACACACCATTTGTTGTGCAGAATCCTGGTGTTCCACCAGAAAACATTAAAGCACCAGCATCGCTTGGAGATGACGATGAAAGACTACGCAGAAGACAAAGATTGTTCTATGGAATAGAAGATGAATTTGCCCAAAAAGTAATGCCTCATATTAAAAAGGCTAAAGATAGAGAAAATTTAGGCAATGTGGCTGAATCTCACTCGTCTATTTATGGTAAAGCCTTTGATCTTACCATATCGCCACTTAGGACAGTATTTGAGATTAAAAACGAAAACACCGCCACTATTGAAGCTTATGGCGGTAGAATGAACCAATTTGGCATGGGATGCCTTCTTGCTAGAAAACTTGTCGAGAAGGGAGTTAGTTGTGTTCAAGTCGATCTCGGCGGATGGGATAATCATAATAATATCTTTTCTACTATTAGGAATGGTAATGGCCCTCGGCTTGATAAAGGTTTTGGAAACTTGGTAAAAGAACTTAATGATATTGGTTTATGGAAAGATACAGTAGTTCTTTGGATGGGCGAATTTGGTCGTACTCCTAAGATTAATCAAAATGGTGGGCGTGACCATTGGGCTAGATGTTGGTCTGTTGTCGTTGGCGGTGGTGCAATTAAGGGCGGTCAAGCGTATGGATCAACAAGTAAAGATGGGTTAGATATTAAAGATAAGCCATGTACCATTGGCGATATTTACGCAACTGTTTATAAAGCTTTAGACATGGATCTTTCTGCTCAAATTAGAGATAACATCGGAAGACCTATGAATATTGCAGAAGGAAAACCTTTAGATATTTTTTAAAAGGAGTTTTTGTGCTTAAAAAATACGCAGGAAAAGTAAAATGTTTGGGATGGTGCAATAAAGAATTTATATCTCCAAACAAAGTTTATGTTCGTTTGTGTCATGAGTGTAAAGAGAAAAGCAATAATCTCAGAGCAAGAAGAAATTCTAAATATCTAGAAGTTAAAGATTGATAAAATAATTTAAATTGTTATGTTAAGTTTTCGTCAGCGTTGACGAATAAGTGAGTAGGAAGTTGGTGTGTTGCCAACTTAGTTTTTGTTGAAGGAGGATAGTTATGTTGAGTTTCATTATGGCGATTGCCATTGCTACCAGTTCTGAATCTGTGGACGGAATCAGACTGCGTGGTGGTTCTTCTTGTTCTAATGGTTCATGCAGTGTTGCTGCTGCACCAGTAGCAGAGAAGAAAGTTGAAGCTCCAGCAAAGCAGGAAGCAGTAGCTACTTGCGGATCTGGAAACTGCGGAAGTGCTAAATCTCATCATAGATTTGGTATTATTCGTGGTCGATGCCGTTAATAATGCGGTATATAAAGAAGGGGGGCTTTATGCTCCCCTTTTCTTTTTGAGGTTAATATCAAAATGAAATTTTGTCAGTCATGTGATTGTGAACTACCAGATTATTTAGAATCAGAAATAGATCTTTGTTTTAGCTGTATGTTTAATAACTCAAATTGTTGCGAAGTCTGTAGTGAAGTTATTAATATAAATGATATAGATAAAGCAAATTTCATGCTTGGTGATGACTGGATTGAAATGTGCGATAAATGTGCGAAAGAATTTTATGAGAATAGGAAGACTAACGATATTAGAAGAAGTTGAACCAAAAGTAATGCCTTCTGGTCAAATCTGTAAAAGAGTCAAGGTTAAATGCGATTGCGGTAAAGAAAAAATTGTTTATTTAAATAATATACATAACGGAAGAACTATTAGTTGCGGGTGTTTTAAAAAAGACTTTATAATAAAATGGAATAAGCAAGATTTAGACACAAATCTTTTAATAGAATATAAAAATGAAATAATGACATTGGCTGAATTTTGCAGAAGAACTAATTTAGATTATAGTTTTGCTAGAAATAGATATATAATGGGATGGGAGCCAGAAGATATTGTAAACAAACCAAAAAGACATAAAAAATGACAACTGAGTTATTGTTTTTTAATGTTTGGCTTGAATACATAGGTGCTGATAAGAAAAAAAAGAGAAAGCTCGTTTTTAAAACAAACGATTTTAATGAAGCTGCCACAAAATTAATAACGAATGAATATTTAAAAGAATATCTTTTTATGCCAAAATGCGTTGTAATACTTGAAGACACATTTGGTAATGATTTGAGAACAAAACCAGTTTTTAAAAATGACAAATTCTTTTTATTACCAGAAAAATGAAAAAAGTATTTTTTACATACAATGATGAGAAATATTATATAATTGCTGGGAAAACAGCAAAAAAACAAAAAGATTTACTTCGGTGCGGATGGAAAACACTACTCAGTGTTTTATGTAGAGAATCATTTCCAAATATAGAAAAAGTAACAGAAAAAACAAACAATAATCATATAATAACAGTTCCAAATTTTGAAGAATTAGTTTTTTTTGTTATAAATCTAAAGATAGATGGTAAAAAAGTATTTGTAGTTACATCTAATGAAAAAGTATTATCTATAAAAATGAAAAAATTTGGTAAATGGATTGCCAAATTAGAATGTGGTCATGTTTTTTTAATGGATAGCTCTGTAGATGATTATAGGTTTGTAAAAAGAGTATTTTGTCCAACATGCATGGAGCAAACAGATGATTCAATTTTTGAACAACCTTAAAAAATTCTTAGAAAATAAAGATAGTTGCTGTGAGTTAAATCCAGTATTAAATATTAACAACGAAAGAGTTGTTTTTATAACATCTAACAATTATTTAATTTCAAAGTATTTTTTTAATATAGTTAAAACTTATGCCATAGAACAAGATATGGATATACTAGAAAATTCAAAAAATTTTATGAGTATGGAAAAGTCATTAGATAATTTAATGGCACTAATAAAAGAGTCATGCAATAACAATAAAAAACATATAATTATGTTGAACAACTTTGATGTTTTTTTTGATGACGAGACTTGTTTGGGTGTTGCAAAAGAACTTATTGACTATATTAAAAATCCATCTGATGATTTTTGTGGTATAGTTTTTTTAACGAATAGGTCAAAATCAATAGAACCATTTTTAATGGAATCTCCTTCTCATTTAAAAATCAATCAAGTTTGGTGTCTTGGTGAATATGTTTGTCGCAAAATCGAAGAAAAGAGTATGGAGAAGTTATTGGCTGAGTCAATTGATGCTGTTAATAAAACTCTTGCTTGTAAATATTTTTAAGGGAATTTTTATAGGCATTACTATTTATATCCTTATAAAAACTTTTAAGTTGAGGAATTTTTTATGAAGTCTGTTCGTTCTGATCTAAACAGTGAGATGTATTGTAAAAGCGGTTGCCTTATAGTTATGCCTTTGGAAAACTTTCAAGAACTTGTTGGTTACTCAGATGATGAAGATCCAGAAATTGTATCTACAATTATTAATAATGGTGGCGATATCGTTACTATAGATGGATATGTAAATATAGAAATAAGAAAAAAATTCACATTGAATGAAGACGGAACAAATAATACCATAGTTCAAATTGCTCCAAAAACAGAACATAAAGAATTTGTAAGAATGTTAAACAAGAATGAAAAGACTCTAGAGGAATATGCATTACAACGAAAGAAAGAGCATAATCTTTCTACTGAAGAAATGATAAGCACTTTTACTGATATTAAAAATCAATACATAGAAGAGATGAACTTAAATGATTAAGACAGAAAACATAAAAGATCGAATTGAAAAAGGCAATTTATTAGCAGATCAAGTTGCAAAATATTTAAATCATAGATTTGGATATAACTTTCAAAAATGCAGCTTAGAAGAAGATAGAAATCTAATGATAGATTATAAATGTTTAAAGCACAATAAAACCGCTCAATTTAAGTGTCGTGATAATCAATCCGATATTATATATGAATACATGAAATTTATTCCTAGAAATGAAAGTTTTGAAACTGTTCATGGTAGAGATGTAAGAACCAAGTCAGATTTTTATGTATGTTTGTCTTCAGATAAACAAACCATAGTTGTTTCTAGTACTGAAAAAATCAAAGAAATCGCTAATAAATCTGTTAATCAAGAAATTATTAATGATGTGCAAAAAATATATAATGAAGCAAAAAAGAAAAATAACAAAAGCAAATTTTTAAAATCTAATTCAAAACATTCAGAGATATGTTTTAAAATAGACGAAGGTAGAGACACTAAAGAATATGGAAAGTTATTAATTTTTATTCCTTATAAATCCATACCAAATGCTATAGTAATTGAATTACAAGACGGCGAAAACATCTTAGAAGAAAGCAGTTGGAAATAATGCCATACTTTTCTATAACAACACCAACAAACAATGGCCAGTATTTACCTAGATTGTCTAGGTCTTTAGCAGAACAAACATTTAAAGATTTTGAATGGATTGTTTTGCCAAATGGAAATGCAAAAATAGATATGGAATCTTTGGCTGTTAAGCCAAGAATAATAAAATCTTCTAAGCCAGATTCAAAGTTAATAGGTTTATTTAAAAAAGAAGCTTCTATGGCTGGAAATTGCCATGTAGTCGTTGAAGTTGATCATGACGATGAGTTAACGCCTGATTGTTTGCAAGAACTTTATAACGCATTTAATAAAGACCAAGACATTGATTTTGCATACTCTAATTGTGCTGAAATTGATTTTAACGACAGACCATTTGTATATTCTGACTATTTTGGCTGGAGGAACAGACCATTTAATTATAAAGGCAGAGAAATATTAGAACTAATATCATTTGAGCCTTCAGCAGCTTCTTTTTCTAAGATTTGGTTTTCTCCAAACCATGTTAGGGCATGGAAAAAATCATTTTATGAAAAGATAGGCGGTCATAATGACAAGATGGAAGTTTTAGACGACCATGAAATCCTTTGCAGAACATATATTCAAGGAAAAGTGCATTTTATAGACAAGTGTTTATATATTTATTACAGACATAAAGATAATACATGCTACGGAGAAAAGAATGCATTTATTCAGGAAGAAACGCTAAACATTCATGATAAGTATATTTATCAACTAGCTGAAAAGTGGTGCGATTTAAACGGATTATTAAAAATAGATTTGTGTGGAGGTTTTAGCAAACCAAATGGGTATAAGTCTATCGATCTTTTAAATGGTGATATTATTCATGACCTTAATTCTCCGTGGCCTTTTAAAAATGAAGAAGTTGGTCTTATAAGAGCACATGATGCACTAGAACATCTTAAAGACCCAATTCATGTTATGAAAGAGGCTTATAGATGTTTAAAGCCACTGGGATGGTTTTTAACGCAAACTCCATCAACTGACGGAAGAGGTGCTTTTCAAGATCCAACACATATTAGTTTTTGGAACAGTAATAGCTTTTGGTATTACACTAAAGCAGAAACAGCTAAATACATTGGAACTCCAGTAAGATTTCAATTAAATAGAATTAAAAACTTCTTTCCAAATGAATATTGCAAAACACATAATATTCTTTATGTAAAAGCCGATCTTGTTAAAGTTTCAAATGATATTAGAATACCAGGAGAAGTTTCTATTTAGCTATTTTTAAAAATTTCTCTTGTTGATCTTTTGGACCAGCAAACTTAATTGAGTTTGATCCAAATTTTCTTATTAATACCAACATATGTTTTGCTATGTAATTAATTACTGATCTTCCTAGTTCAGAGTCAGAAGCATTTTCCCAAACTTCTTGACCAAGCATATGGGCAAATCCTAAATCATTTTGTTTAGGTGCTGGATAAAACATTAATCCTAAATTATTTGGTCTTATGCTTTCATCGCCAGGGAGTATTCCAAGAACCCATGAGCAAGACCATTTTCTACAAATATCTGGCCTTGTATCATAAATCATACATCCTTTGTTTTGATGATGACAACTTGTATATTCTGGTTTATTTAATTCTTGAACAATCAAAATTGTGCAACAAACATCGCATTCTCCACAGTGTCTATCTGCCAAAGGCAAGTTAATCATCTTATTCTCCTGACCATATTTTTTCTTCTGGGCCTAATAATCTAGCTAAAGTAAATAAAAAATCGCTTAATCTATTTATGTATATAACAATGTTTTTAAGATATTGGTGAACTTCCATTAATTTAACTAAATCAATTTCAACCCTACGACATACTGCTCTAGCAAGATGAATTTCGCAATGATTAAATGGTATAATAAAATTTTTAAGTGGCTTTAAATGTTTTGTCATCTCATCAATTTTTTGCTCAAGTTGTTTAATGTGATCTTCTTTAATTCTTTCTTTTCCGGTAGCTATTTCAGCACCTATATCAAATAAATGTTTCTGTGTTTCAACAATAAAATCGTAAATGTTTTGAACTTTAAGTTCTAATATATATCTTTGATTTACAAGACCTATTGAAGCATTAAGCTCATCCACGCTTCCAAGAAGTTGAATATGTGGATCGGTTTTTGGAACACGCCCAACTTTTGGCAAAAGAGTTGTTCCATCATCTCCAGTTTTAGTATAAACCTTCATTTTTGCTCCAATCTAAGATTTTTATCTTTGATTCCATACCTATTTTTGTAAAAGGAAATCCATGAAAGCCAAATGGTTTTTCATTATATTCTTCTGTTTTATGTTCTATTGAAAATTCAAAAGCCGTTCTTAAATCTGGAAATTTAAACTCGTTTTTTATTAATTCATCATAAGAGTGATAACATATTTCTAAATCTTCATTAAATATGATTGGTTTATTTTGATATTTATTTGATATATGTTCCATTAATTTTTTTGACCTTAGACTAAAACCGCCATTGCCAACTTTATTTACATGATCATGATTTTTCCAAGGAGCACCAATATAATCATACTGTAAAAATTTTTCTGACCAAGAATCTGGATTAATTACAAATCCATCATATTGAATTAATAAAACATATTCTGTATTTATATATTTCACTAAATCACGCAAAATAAAAGCACTATATTCTTCCTTGCTATTTATTTTTTTTACTTGTATGAATTCTATTCTGTCTGTTTTTAGTTCATTTTTATCAGATATAAATATACATCTTTTAAAATTTATACTTTGCATACTATATAACATGGCAGAAATTGCTTTTTTATGATTTAAGCAATCAACAGCACACAAAGTAATATTATTTAGTGAAATCATAAAGACATATTAATCTTTTTGTATTAGAGTCAATAGCTATTTTTTCTAATATTGGTATTTCTTCAAACCATTCAAATAAAGTTTCCTCACTTATATTATGATGACAATCATTTGGTCTATTCCACTTGTATGGAACTGATACTATGAGTTTATTAACTATTTTTTTAAGTTCATTAAATACATTTTTTTGTCTTCCTTCAAAATGTTCAAATGCTTGTAAGCATATAGCTAAATCAAACTTATGATTGAATGTCCAAGGTGTAATTGTACAATCAAATACATAATTTATATGTTTGTTATGTTGTTTTTCTATTCTTACGGAATTTAAACACAACGGAAAATATGAACATCCTAATTCTAAAATAGACAGTGGATTTAAATTTTTTGCAATTTCTATTACTTCTTTATAATAATTCCATCTTTTAACAAAATATTTGTCTTCTTTACATTTTTTATCATAATCTTCTTTTGTAACAAATTTCATTTTTTAGGACTTTTTGTTTTTATTCCTAATTGCTTATATACATTTCTTGCTTTTGGATTGTCATCTATTGCTAATATAACTTTGTCCTTAATGCTTTCTGCGTGTTTCTTTTTTGATTCTAATTGTTGTTCTTTATTGTTTCCAATATTATTCATCATTAGTCTATTATATTTAATTCCTGATTTTTTTAAAACTTTTGTTGTTTCTGATCTATCTGATTCTGGTCTTCCTGTAACTATATAAATTTTATTTGTTTTTGCTAATTCATTAACATAATCAATCATTTTTTTAATTGGATATATACCATTACGAATAATAGTGTTATCTATATCAACAATAACTACTGTTGATTTGCTAAAGAATTTCTCAACTTGTTGGTAAAGGTTCAGCATTGTATCGCCCCATTGTAATATTCTTTGTTGCAACAACATCCTTATTAGTAAATTCCCATATTAATCCATTATTAAGAATAACAGTAAATACTTTCTCTATTTCAGTGCCATATTCAGTAACTAACCAAATTCTTCCCCTACCTTTTGGAGTTTCTACTTCTAATTCTTGTCTTGGTTCATATATCACAATTGGCATTTTTAATCTCTATCGCAGAATCTCTTCTGCATAAATCTTGATATAATTTTTTATCTTTCGACCATTCTTTGCCTGTCCACCACTCAAATCCATTCAATTCACTTTTATAAATACAGCATTCTTCGTAACCACCCATCATATAATAATAAATACACCCAGATTTTTTAGCTAAAGTAGTTTCAATTAGCGTACTAACATTTCCTAAAGAAAGTTGTGGTTTTTTATAATCCCACGCAAATTGAACTCCGACAAAAGATTTTTTAAAAAGCTTATAACAAACAAACCCTATCAATTCTGATTCATAAAAATATTGAATTGAATTTTCTAACATAAGCTCATTATCAAAAACATGTTCGCTAAGAAAACCTCTTTTTGTTTGATAACACTTTGATATTCTTTCAACATCTTCCTTAGATGGTTTTCCTAATTGATATTCTATCTTTTTGCTTATTTTTTTTGTTTTTTTATGGCATTCTAGTTCTGACAAGTTATACCTTATTGATCTTGCTTGAAACCAATAATCGTTCCAAGGTAACCAACCATTTTCTAATAAATTATCTAAATCGTCATTAATTTCTGGGTATCCAAAAACACCACAGTGAATTAAATCTTGATTAGATATTTTTCCAAAACCATTTATATGATCAAAAAATATTTTCATGTAAATATTTACACTTAATTAACGAATAAGTATAAAAAACAGGAGTTTATATGAATATTTTTGCATTAGATTTAAACACCAAACAAGCTGCTGAATGGCATGTAGATAAACATGTAGTCAAAATGCCATTAGAAAGTGCCCAAATGCTTTGTACAGTTCTTAATCAACTTGGAGTTAAAACACCATATAAATCAGCTTATGCAAAACATCCATGCACTATTTGGGCAGGAGAAAGCATGGATAATTTTATTTGGTTATGTGAACTTGGATTAGAACTTTGTAAAGAGTATACTTATCGTTATGAAAAAGAACATAAGTGTGAAGCTATTATTAAAGAGTGTTTAACATATTCTTGTAAAGTTCCAAATAAAGGACTTACAAAATTTGCTCAAGCTATGCCAGAAGAATTAAAAAAAGACAATCCAATAGATGGTTATAGAGAATATTACATAAGGTGTAAATATCATATAGCATCTTGGAAAAAAAGAAATATTCCTTTTTGGTTTATAAAATATGAAACTTAACATCGTTACTGTTCTATGGAGAAAAAACTATATATTAGAACAGTATAAAACAATACCTAAAAAACCAGACATTAATTGGATTTTATGTAAAACAAATTTGTGGGGAAAGATACCAAATCAAATTTTATTTAATACAGAATTAAATACAATTGTTTTAGAAACTAAAATTAAAACTAAAAATAAAACAGAGCATATAACAGATTTTGTTTTAAAAATTAACCATGGATTAAAAAATGTAGAACATGGTTTTTTTTATATTTTAGATGATGATAATTCATTTAATAATGAAATTTATAATGTATTTAATGAATATAAAAATTCTAATTATAAAATGATAATAGGAAATCAAATAAGAAATAAAAGAGGAAAAATTCTTTCGGCTCAATATCCAAAGCATGGATGTATAGATATGGGAAATGTTATTTGTTCAACAGATATTTTTAATAAAGTAGATTATTTTAATAACATAAACAAAAAAAATCGTTTATATGATTGGCAATTTTGGTTAGAATGTTTTAATTCTATATCAAAAGATGATGTTTTGCTTTTACATAAAAATATTTTTAATTATAATGGATTAAGATAATGTCAGCTATAGGTGCTCACAAAATAACTGAAGATTTTGAAAAAAAACTATGTGATTATACTGGTTCTCCATACGCAGTTGCTCTTGATAATATGAGCAATGCTTTATTTTTATCTCTTTATTTTGAAAAAAATATAAAAAAATCAATAAAAGAAGATTATATAATTATTCCATCAAGAACATATCCTTCTGTTCCTTGTGAAATAATTCATGCTGGACTTAAAGTTAAATTTGAAAATACTAATGAAAAAATGTTAAAAGGTGCTTACCAATTAAAAAATTCTAATGTTTGGGATTCGGCATTAAGATTTACAGCTGATATGTATATACCTAATTCTTATATGTGCATATCTTTTACTGGTCCATATAAAATATTAAAATTAAGTAAGGGTGGTGCTATTTTAACAGATGATATAGAAGCTGTTAAATGGTTTAAAAGGGCTAGGTTTAGCGGAAGAAGAGAATGTTCTTATCATGAAGATAATTTTGATATGCTTGGTTGGAATTTTTATATGATGCCAGAATTAGCAGCAAGAGGATTATTACTTATGTCTGGCTTTTATAATAGTGATAATACAAAAAAACATATTGAAGATTTAGAATTGCCGTATCCAGATTTAAGCAATTTTAAAATATATAGCGAAAAATAAAATGATACATATTTATGGTTTATGTTATAGGATATTAAAATATCCAGATGAAACTATAAAAAGACTAAGGGAAACTGCATCAGAAGACTTTCATTTAACATGTATTGAATCACGATCTTGTAACTCTGATAAATTTTTTGAATGGGGAATGGAATGTTTAAAAAATAAAAAAATTCAAAGATTTATAACATCGAGCACAAATTCTAGAGGATATGGATTTAATTGGTCTATAAAAAATTTTCCGCCAGATAATTCTGAAGATTTTTTTATTATTACAGATTTAGATTTGCTAGTTCCAAAAGATTTTGACTGGATAAAAGAAATAAGAGAAAAAATGAAAGAAAATGTTATATGCGGTTTTACATTAAGCAATGAAAACTATATAAGTCCTAATTCTGGATGGCATGAAAAATATGTTAAAAAACATAAACTTTTTGGAATGTGGTTAACATCAGTTAAAACACTGTGTTTTATGGAAATATTATCTAAAACAAGTTGTAATATAC